TTCTCCTTCAGCGGGCAATTGTTTCGCCCATCAAGAAAGGGCTAGTAGAAGCAGAAAGCCTAAGAAGGCTCCAGTTATTGTGGTAATCAACATTTACTTTCTCCTTTCAGTGCATGAGTAAGAAAATTATGTAGACGAAAACGATCACCCCAGCCATTCCCGCTGTGAAAACCACTAGCTCGGCCAGGGCTCTGATCAAACTAAACATGGCTCTATCCTCCAAAAATGCGCTCCGCACCATTTTCTAGGTTACGGAGCGCATTTGCAATTAGTCCTCGTGATTGGCCCAATCGGCAACCATTTGCACGGCTGCGTCTTGGTCAAGCTTTAGCCATACGCGCCATCGGGGGCGCACTTTATGTTTCGTGGCCCTTTGTACCACTTTGTAGGGGAGGCCTTCTAGCCTCCTCCGGCGCTTTACCGCCGCACGGAACCCCGACAGCTCGCTTTTGGTGCGCAAAACCATGCTGTCCCCAGGCTCCATCAAGCTCACCGTTTCGGTGAGCTTGGACAGCGGCTTGGGTCGGCCCGTTCTTTTGTTGGGGATTTCAATCCCCTTTTCTATAAGGTATTCCATATTTTTCTCCCTATTTGCTCGCATTAAGCAGTGCACGATCTCGTGCCGTGTTGACGCTTTCAGTGGCGTTTGCAGGAATAGTGCGAAGCACTTTCACGGGCTGTTGCCCGTTCTTGTCGAACGTGAAGTTACCGAAAACGGTAACTGTGAATTCCTCCTCTTCATGAGTGGTAATCACAACCCGAACGCCGTGGGATTCTTCCCCATGGCGGAAGTCCTCCAGCATAACGGTGGAAACGTTATGCAAACACAAAGTTGAGTTTCGCATTAATCGCCCCTTTCTACAGGCTTATGAAGCGCTGAAAACTGCGCATGTAATAATAAGGTGCCCGCACCGACCGTTTAGGGCAACAGGTTTTTAATCGTTTGCGATTGCTTTTTGTTCAGGAGTAATGTCTTTTAGTACGGGGAATTCCTTTTGCATTTCAGCAATGGCCCTCATTACTTCCTCTCTACTCATCTGGTCAATTTTCCCATGGAGTATTTCTTTGCGGTCAATATACAGGCCCCCAGCCTGACCACGCGCTTTTTCCGCGTTTATCGCCGCTGCGTAAGCGCCATTCTGCATGGCTTCGTCCCGAAGTTGAGCCAGCTTGGAAACGTGCTTTTCGTAAGTGACTTCGTACTTACGGCCAAGCTCCAGTTTGAGTTCACGGATCCTAGCCACTACGGTCGGGCTTCTTTGAGGGTCAAGCAAATGACTCGCTTTGCTTTGTGCGCTACGATTGCTGTATCCGGCTTCTACAGCGCATTGGCTTTGGGTTAGATCTTCGCGAGTCACATAAAGTTGGCAGAACCGCTCTTGCATGGGGCTAACGCCTTTTTCCTTGCGGGGGTTAGCTACCACTTCCAGTCTGTTCTTGTGTGTCACTTTTAGGGCGACCATCTTTAGGTTTCTCCTCCTTTGCCACAACGCTACAGAGGGCCGTTTGGGGGCTCCCCTTTTCTTTAGCAATGTGGGAAGCTATTTTTCTGCAGAGCTCCCAGCTAGGCATTTCCAACCTTTGTTGGACCATGAACACCGGCTGGTTGTGCACGGGGCTGAATAGCCACACTCCTAGGAACAAGAGCACCTTTTCCATAAGAAATTTATATCTAAGATGTTCTTTACAAGCAATCAACTCTTGGGTTCTGGCCTTGGCTTAGGAACTGGGATTTCTCTTGAGACACACATAAGCGTTTGGAACGTGCGCCCCGGACGCTTACAAGTTTCATCGTCCCGAATGGGCTGAATCGCATCTCTTACCCGTGAGCATTGAGCAATGCTTTCCATGGTCACATGCTTGATGTCTGTGATCGAAGCGTAGCCCATTGTAGCGATAATTAGAATTACTTGCATCGGTCTTCCCTTTCTACAGAAGTACTGAGGAAAAGCTGGTGTGCTGTGATTTCACGGTTAATATGCTTACGAGGAGACCCGTTTTAACACTTGTTCACGCATCACAAACAATTTCTACGACGCCGTCGTATGTTAAGCTTGAGGGCAGCGTCAGTAGCAGCATCACAGCCTTGAAGGTGCCCAGACCAGCGGCGGCACCATTGGAGGGTTAGTCTCCTCCCTCAGATTCCAGCCCCAAATTTTGTTAGCTCTGTCTCCACTTTTGTTAGCTCTTTTTGCAGAGCTAATAGCTCCTCTGCTTGCGTGGTGTAAGCAAAGTCATTGCCATACTCTATCACTCGCATGGCCCGGTTTAGGCTCTCACGTTTAGCGTAGAGAACAAGCATCTCGCCAGCAACCGATTCAACTTGCTGGGCAAATTCGGGGTCATATTCATCAAGGTCAACGTATTCTTGCGCTTCCGCATGTATTTGCGACATCTTGCCCATAACACCCTCCGGTTTTTAATAGCCAACTGTTATTTTAAGTAGTAAGGGGCCAGATATAAGTAGGCAACAACTATTTATTCACATCCACCCTTCCCTTATTACCGCATAGCACTTAGTGCAAACGATACGCTGTGGGTCTATTGCTTCTAAATAGAACTTTGTGTTTTGGCATTCCTCTTCAGGGCACTTTAAAACCATCACTTGTTCTATTTCCGAGGTGCTCTCCTTAGGGTTAAGGGGAAAATGGATTATGTTGTCTTTCATGGGCTTAACATGCTCCTTATAATGTTCAAACTTTTGCGAGCAGAAACAGCTATTGGGTTTTCTACTGCTTCCTTTATCAAAAGTTCTAAGGCTATGCTAAGTTTCCATATACGCGCTATTCCCGCTTCATGCACCTCTTTTGCTTTTGGAAGCATTTTTACAACTGGTCGGCAATACAGGACTAACTCTAATACATCTATCATTTCTACCAAAAGCTGCTCGTATTCATCTAAGTCTTCAAAGGTGGGCAGGCTCATTTTATCTAATGCTTCTGCTTCCATCAGATTCAACTGGTTATGCAGCTCTTTGTTGCGCCATTTAACTGGGCTCGGTACATCTCCGGTAAAAAGCTCCCCTACATCGTGGTATAAAAAATATCTCCAAACCGTGGTTGACGCTGCTGGCCAAATGGTGTCCAACAAAACCATCCCCCGCCATGTGTGCTGGCCCACCGTTTGATTACGCCCTACTTGGGGAGCCGTGTGGTAGCGGATAATGTCTCCGCCCTCTAAGCGTTGTTCCACCGCTTTATGTATTGAGGCTATGTCGTCATTACTGAGTGCTGTCCCAACAGACCGCGTGTCCATGGTTTGTCTCCAAAAGTTTTTTTAGCATCCCCCCAGTTATCGCCAAACTCTGCATCTACAAGGCTGGGAACTTGTAGACTGACACACGTTTCCATGATTTCTTTGATTTCTTTTGCTTCTTTTTCAGAGGATACGGAAACGTCAAGCTCATCGTGTACCTGAATCATCGGCAAGTACCCGTTTTCATGCAGGGCGACCATTGCTGCTTTGGTTTGATCCGCCGCACTGCCCTGTATAAGCTTGTTGAGTGCTTTGTAGGTAAAGGCCCGGCGAATGCTAGGCCCATGCTCATCGTACGCTTCTTGGTAGCTCAGGGCCTTAAACAAGCCGTATTTGTTGGGCTCCCACTTATCAAAGCGGCAACGCCTTCCCAACAGGGTACGAATCACCCCTTTTCCAGAAGCCCTCAGGGTGGTGTACTCACTAAGCTGCTTCACAAAGGGCACTTTTGCGTGGTACTCTTCAAACAGCTTCTGGCCTTCTTCATGCTCCAGGCCAAGACTTTCCGCCAGCTTGCGTGTACCCATGCCATAGAACAACCCAAGGTTGATATCTTTGGCCTGTTTGCGTGGCACACCGACAATGTCCGCCGCCATTTGGTGAAAGTCGGTAGCCACATCCTTGTTGTACTCATCGGCAAAGTTTTGCGCCCCATTGAAACTCAGCAAGCTAGCGTAGTGTACGACTAACCGGGGCTCTTGGCTGGAATAGTCAAAAGCCCCCCATAGCGTATCCTCTTCTGGGATGAACAGGCTTCGTATCAAGGGGCCTATTTCAGCGTTCCTAGCTGGCATTTGCTGGAGGTTGGGGTTGCTGTAGCTGAACCGCCCCGTAATTGTGCCGGCGTCATCGCTGCGGAGCTGGTGCAGCTCGGCATGTATGCGGCCTTCATGGCTGTGTTTTAATATCGTATCTATAAAAGTGGTGTGCGCTTTGTTTACCTCACGCGCCCCTACAATCAACCTTGGGACTTTGTGGGTATGGTTTTTCAACCAGAACTTTGTAAAGCTCGGTGCGTTAGTTTTTTCAGTGCGGGGGTAGGGCAGACTTATCGCATCAAACGCTTCGGCAATGCTGGCTGCGGCCCAGATTTCAACGTTCTTACCTGTCTCCTCATGTATCTCTTTTAATAGACATTCTTCTTGGTCCAGGAAGTGCTTTTTCAGCTCTTCTGCACGATCCATGTCAACGCGCACACCGCGCTGCCGCATGGGGATAACTGTTGAAAGCACCTTGTTTTCCAAGGCTAATATATCAGCGATGTCTTCTTTAATGATTAGCGTTTGGAAATGCCGCCACAAACGCAGGGTCAACGCAGCGTCTTGCTCTGCATATGCACCGACAAAGCTGGCTGGCAATTTGTACATCTCGCTTTTAGCATCTACACCAAACTCCGCTGCCGCCTCGCGCAGCCCTTTTTCGCTTTTGGTGTCCGCCAAGTAGTCTCGGCTAAGGTTGTTTAAGGAATAGCTAAAGCGGTTTTCGTCTAACAAGGGGGCAATCACCATGGTGTCTCGTATGTTGGCGCGGATACTTACGCCCTCGGCCAATAACCACCCGACATCGTATTGTGCATTATGGAACACAACTTCTTTTGTAGGCAGACTGGTAAAAGACTCTAGCCAAGCCAGGGTCATTTTGCTGTCTAGGTTGGGGCCAATTTCATGGCGGATGGGAAAGTACCACTGGTCATTTTCCACAGCTACGGCAACCCCAATGATGTAGCCATCCTTACGCGCCCAACCACTGCCTAAGTCGCGTAGGTTGGGGTCACAGGTTTCAAGGTCTACCGCTATGGTTTCGTAGGCTGATAGGTCTGGGAATTCGCTAGGGGCCACCCACTCTTCCTTGGGCGCGAAAAAAGTCATTTGGCGGGGGTCTTTTTTAGCCATTCTTTTTTACTTTCATGGGTTGACCACACGAACATCTGGGCCACTTATTTTTAAGTGTTCTCGCTTTTAACAAGCGTATTTCAAAACGACACGGGCATTCCGCCCGTAACTCTAAAAGCATGGAGGACTCAGGTGTCTTCTTCTGGGTCGATGGTTCCATCATTGGAAAGTTTTTCCAGCTCCATTTGGCACCACCCCTCCACCAATAAAAGGTAGCGGCGTAGATCCCTTATGTCGTCAACTATTCCTTCGTCCCTACTATCTTTGAAAACGGCTTGGAAAACATCGTACCCGTGCTTTTCTACTTGCAGCTCTAAGCGGTCCCACTTACGGGCCAGCATCATAAAAGCGCCCACGCCTCCGCGTTTGCGCCAACTGTCACCATAGCTTTGCTCAGATAGTTCCAGGCCGCGCCAGTCTCCATCGGCAATGGCCTTCACCCTCTTTATAGTGTCACTGCTCATTAGAATCTTTCCAGAAGCTATTGCACTCTTCTTCCTTTACAAAATCATATCCGGCTTGTTTCAAAGCGGCATACTTTTGTTCTTTGATTTCTTCCTGCCTTTTTTCAAAAGCCAAAGTTCCCTTGCCCCGTGGAGCCACAAAGTCTTCCGTAATTATTTCTTTGGGTCTTACAGACCAATCATAGGCACGAAGAATATTAGCGTCATTACCTTCAGTGTCTATCTTCAAAACATCTATCTTTGTAAGAGAGTATTCTTTGAAGAGGGTAGCAAGAGTTCTTACGTTCACCTCTTGAAATTCTTCAGTTAAATGTTGGGAGACATAGCTTTCTTCCGTAACAAGAGAAGACCTCATACATTTTTCTTTCTGTGCGGGGGATCTTCTATCAAAAAACCCGTACTTCCCCATAAAAAGTCTGCCTGTTCCGTCTTCTGTGCCAACGGCGCAGTGTACATACTCAAATCGTGTTCCTTTTAAGCTTTTGAAAATTTCTTCTTTCATATGCTTGTTTGGCTCTACCATAAGGCCAAACCATTTTTCCTTCTTCCGATGCAGCAATTTATGTGCAAGGGACTGTGTCCTTGCATTGAAACAGCCTATGTCTACAATCACATTGCTCATTTGTGCCCCTTTGGAAAAAGTACCTGAACGGTTTTTAAATCTTCCGGGGTGGCACTTGCGCATCCCCACTCCTCTTCCGGAGCTAACGTTTTAAACCCCGCCTTCTGTCTGCGTCGATCTAACCACTCATAACAAGCCTTGCGCCAATCTTCTGCTTGAATGGTGCGGGCATGATCTATTGCTTCCATCAAATGGGCACCATCCTTGGTGGCGCTATATTTTTTCCACTCCCGCCAAGCTGTTCGCATGGGCATGGCCACCCCTGGGAAAAAAGAATTGTTCCATGAATAGCCGCGCTGTTTTAATGGGTCAAGGCCGCGTACAAAATAGTGCAGCTCTTCTTCAAACTCGTACGTATCATCCACTAGCTTTGCAATGAATGGGCGCGGTGGTTCCTCTTGGTCAGTGAAAAGAGCTCCTTGGTCACCGTTAATCGGGGGGCCTACGGGGAACTCTAAGTAGGGGTGGTAGTCCGGTTGTAGGCCGTCCAATTTACTAAGGGTTTCCAAGTACGCATGGAAATTGTTGCTGAACTGCACATAGGTGCCCACTTCCGCATCAATCATGCTGGCCATGTACTCTTGCAAATAGCTCATGTGCACAGCGTTCGCACCTAACGCGCCCCAAATCATATCGTTACTACGGTTGCACACCGTCATGTGCAGCTTGTTATCTTCCAAGCGGAAATAGATATGCGTATTGCATGGTAGGTCTACGTTCTCGTTACCCTCTACCAAATCAGCGTTAGGATCCCACATCCCCAACACACAACGGCGGTCGTTGGGGTAGGTTTTTAGCCGGTGAATCAGAACGCCCAGTTGGTCTTCACCAAACCACCTACGCCAGCGGAAGCCATAGGCCCCGTGGAAATTAATGCCGTTATCGCTGTAAACAGACATCCGGTTATTGTAGTGCTGGACCCACTCCACATC